CGATCAGGCAGCGATAGCCTTGAGGATGGCAGCCGCCACCTTCGCATTGCCCTTGCAAGCGGTCAGGAAGGCCATCGCAGCGGCCTTTTGAGCACGAGAAGGGGCAACCGCAGGCTCGACACGCAGGGCAGGCTTGGAAGCCGTGGGCATCTCGAAGATCTCGTGCAACTTGCGATTGGCCCAGCGTTGGGCGGTCTTGTATTGCTTGTGCTTGGTGTCCATGATGGGCACGCCGCTCTTGCAGCCCTCGCCAGTCTTCTCCTTGATGCCGTACAGCGTAGCGGCGTACCAGACCAATGCGTCCTTCACGGCAGGGATCGTGCTCAGGCCTTCGGCCTTGAGATTCGCCACGAGGATCTTGCGATCTTCGAGTTGCTTGTTGAAGAACTTGGTGAACAGGTTTTTGACGTTTGCTTGGTTCATTTGAACTCTCCGGTTAGTTAAGGTGATCGGAGACATCGATGTCTCCGAATGCAGCGAGGAGACATTCCCCGATGCATGACTGCATTTTACCATATGGGGTATCTCGGCCTAGTATCGCAGCCTGATTACGGCGAGTATGTGACCCCACCTACCCCCCACCATCCCTTTATCCGCGCGCGGTCGCGCATATATATGAACACTGTTTCTGACCCGCATATACTATTTTCTGTCAAACGGGCCAGCCCTTATTTTCAAACGACCCCCCGGGGGTATATTATAAAAAATTCCATATACTATTGTCTAACGATGGACAATCACAGACAAAAAAAAGCCCACCGAGGTGGGCTAAGTGGCAACTGCCACAAGGAGAAAGCAATGCCCGAGTTGCGGCACTACAAACCGTAGTATACACTCGGCCCAAACGAGGTAGCAAACCTACGCGCTTATGCTTGAACACTTGCTAGACATCAAACCGCCTATCGCCGCGCATTCCAAGAATGCCGTCCAGCCTTTGGATAAGGCCGACGCACAATCGGTGCTCGACGCCCAAGTCAATACGACGATGTGGCTAGAGAGCATGGGCGTTGAAGACGACCAGAAGATACTTGCCGACGCTGAAGCCAGCGCCGCACGCAAAGTGTTTACTGATTTGGCAACCGCTGCGCCCGAAGAGCAGACCAAATCCAATCTGACCACGCTCAAGACGCCACAGGCAGTTCGGCACTTAGTTACCATGCTGTCCGCCTACGACTGGGAGTTCGTAGAGCAGGCCAAGAATCTGCGCGGTATGGCCGTCGCCAAGATCATTGAAGAGACCAATCACCCCGACGCTCGTATCAGGCTCAAGGCGCTGGAGATGCTGGGCAAGGTCACTGAGGTAGGCTTGTTCACCGAGAAGGTCGAGATCAAGAAGGCCGCTCTGTCTGATGTAGAGGTCGAACAGCGCATCAAGGACAAGCTCAACAAGTTCATGCAGGTTGTCGATGTCATTGATATCGAAGAAGCGCCAGACCCCCTCGATGAATCTAAGTAACATTACCACCCTTAGCAAACGAGAGTTGGCAGCGCTCATGCAGGCGCTGCCAACCATGTCCATCCAAGACAAGATTGAGTTGTTCGAGGACTTGGAGGTGCGTGAGAAACGCGCCAGCCTTGCAGCCGCCCAACACTCCATGCTGGGATTTGCCACCGCTGTGTACCCGGGGTTCAAGATCGGCGCTCATCACAAGAAGCTTGCCAAGATCTTTACCGACGTTATTGATGGCAAGAAGAAGCGCGTGATCATCAACATCGCGCCTCGTATGGGTAAGTCGGAGTTCTCCTCCTACTTGTTCCCCGCATATTTTCTCGGCAAGTACCCCAATAAGAAGATCATCATGGGCACGCACACTGCGTCCCTGTCGGAGGACTATGGCCGTCGCATCCGCAACTTGGTCGATACGGAGGAGTACTGTGAGATATTTCCTCAGACAATTGTCGCTGATGACCAGAAGGCTGCTGGTAAGTGGGCAACTTCTGCTGGGGGCCAGTATTACGCTGCTGGCGTTGGTGGCGCTCTTGCTGGTCGAGGTGCTGACCTATTTGTTATCGACGATCCGCATTCGGAGCAGGACGTTAAGGCTAACTCGCGTCTGGCTTTTGATACGGCATGGTCGTGGTTTCAGACGGGACCGCTCCAACGACTGATGCCCGGAGGGGCCATCATCGTCATCATGACGCGCTGGTCGCTGCTGGACCTGACTGGGCGCTTGATCGACTACCAGACCAAGAACCCCAACGCAGATCAGTGGGAGATTGTCGATCTTCCAGCCATTCTGGACGAAGATACGCCCGAGGAGAAGTCGCTGTGGCCCGAGCAGTGGCCGCTCGACCAGCTTAAGAACAAAAAAGCCAATATGGACCCGCGATACTGGAACGCCCAGTATATGCAGCAGCCCACCAGCGACACAGCAGCCATCATCTCACGCAAGCACTGGCGCATTTGGAACCCGGAAGAGCCGCCCAAGTGCGAGTACATCATCCAGTCATGGGATACGGCGTTCGAGACCAAGAACAACTCGGACTATTCCGCCTGTACGACATGGGGCGTGTTCTACAACGAGGAAGAAAACGACGCGCCGCAGATCATCCTGCTCGATGCGTTCAAAGATCGCATGGCGTTTCCTGAATTAAAGCAGATCGCACTCAAGCATTATAAGGAATGGGAGCCTGACGCCTGTTTGATTGAGAAAAAGGCCGCTGGCGCACCACTAATACAAGAGCTACGCAGCATAGGCGTGCCTGTCAGCGAGTTCTCGCCCAGCCGGGGTAACGACAAGATGGTGCGGATGAACGCCGTGGCCGATATGTTCACCTCGGGTAAAGTCTGGGCTCCCGATACACGCTGGGCACGCGAGGTTATTGAGGAAATAGCTGCGTTTCCCGTTGGCGAACACGACGACTACGTCGATACTGCCACCCAAGCACTCCTGCGCTTCCGCCAAGGCGGGCTCATCCCTCTGGATTCCGACGAGAAAGACGATCCGACGATCTTTCGGCGTAGGACAGTCTCATACTACTAAAGGCTAATATGGCTACGAACATCGACAAAGGGCTGTATCAGGTTCCAATGGGGCTGGATGCGCTGGGTATGAGCGAAGAACCGCTCGAAATCGAGATTATTGACCCCGAAGAGGTGAACATTCGCGCCGGGGATCTAGAACTTTCTATCGAAAAAGACGACGAAACGGGCGATTTCGGGGCCAATTTGGCCGAAGAAATGGACCAAAAAGCCCTTGAATCGATGGCTGGAGACCTCGTCGGGGACATCGACAACGACAAAGCATCACGCAAAGACTGGGAAAAAGCCTACACGGAAGGGCTAAAACTGCTTGGTTTGCAGTACGAGGAGCGTACTGAGCCTTGGAATGGTGCTTGTGGCGTGTTTCACCCCATGATCACGGAGGCTGTGATTCGCTTCCAGTCAGAGACCATCACTGAGACGTTCCCTGCATCCGGGCCAGTACGTACCAAGATCCTTGGTAAAGAAACGGCAGAGAAGAAAGAAGCCGCTGTTCGCGTCGAGGACGACATGAACTATGAACTTACCGAAGTCATGCGGGAGTTCAGGCCAGAACACGAGCGGATGCTGTGGAGCCTCCCGGCTACGGGCTCTGCGTTCAAGAAGGTCTACTACGACCCATCGCTCGGACGGCAGGTTTCGATCTTCATCCCGGCAGAAGACGTACTGCTGCCCTACGGCACAAGCGATCTGGACACTTGCTACCGCCTCACCCATGTGATGCGTAAAACCAAGAACGAGGTGCTGAAGCTGCAACAAGCTGGCTTCTACCGCGACATCGAGCTTCCTGATCCACTGAAGACAACGGACGAGATTCAGAAGGCCAAGGACAAAGAAACAGGCTTCAGCGATCTCAATGATGATCGGCTGACGCTGTACGAGTGCCACGTTGACCTAGACCTCAAAGGCTTCGAGGACACCGACAAGGATGGCGAAGAGACGGGCATCTCGCTGCCCTACGTGGTCACACTCATTAAAGGCTCCAATGAAGTACTCGCCATCCGCCGCAACTGGCAAGAAGACGACGAACTCAACCTCAAGCGTCAGCACTTCGTCCACTACCAGTACATCCCCGGCTTCGGAGCGTATGGCTTCGGTCTCTTCCACCTCATCGGCGGGTACGCGAAGTCGGCTACCAGCCTTATGCGACAGCTTGTGGACGCGGGAACACTTTCCAACCTCCCGGGCGGTCTCAAAAGCCGGGGTTTGCGAATCAAAGGCGACGACACGCCAATTGCTCCCGGAGAGTTCCGTGACGTAGACATCGGCTCTGGTGCGCTGCGCGACAACATTCTGCCGCTGCCCTACAAGGAGCCTTCATCGGTTCTGGCTGGGCTGCTGGACAAGATCGTTGAAGAGGGCCGTCGCTTCGCATCCACTGCGGATATGCAGGTCAGCGATATGTCTGCCAACGCGCCTGTCGGATCGACACTGGCGATCCTTGAGCGCCAGTTGAAGGTGATGACGGCAGTACAGGCCCGGGTTCACTACTCGTTCAAACAAGAGTTACAACTGCTCGCTGCGATCATCCGGGACTACACCGATGATATGTACGACTACGACCCGGGCAATGAGAGCACCGGAGCCAAGAAGTCAGACTATTCCCACGTAGACATCATCCCGGTCAGCGACCCCAACGCGGCAACGATGAGCCAGCGCGTGGTGCAGTATCAAGCCGTCATCCAGATGGCTCAGATGGCCCCGGAGATCTACGACCTCCCACAACTGCACCGCGCCATGTTGGACGTTCTGGGTATCAAGAACGCAGAAAAACTGGTCCCTCTCCCCGACGACATGAAGCCCAAGGATCCGGTCACCGAGAACATGGACATCCTGAAGAGCAAGCCACTCAAGGCGTTCATCTTCCAAGACCACGAGTCGCACATTCAGGTGCATATGTCGATGACCCAAGATCCGAAGATCATGGCTGTCGTGGGACAGAACCCCAAGGCGCAGGAGATGATGGCCGCAGGTATGGCCCACATCGCTGAACACGCTGCGTATGCGTACCGGATGCAGATCGAGCAACAGATGGGTATGCCGCTGCCACCGGAAGGTGCAGACGATGAGAACGGCCCGAAGATTCCTATCGAAATGCAGAATATGCTGTCAGGCGCTATGGCACAGGCTGCACAGCAACTGCTTCAGCAAAACAAGGCAGAGCAAGCACAGCAGCAGGCCCAGCAGGCCCAGCAAGATCCGATTGTGCAGATGCAGCAGCAAGAACTTCAGATCCGCCAGCAAGAAGTGCAGATCAAGCAGCAAGAAGTGCAGATCAAAGCGCAAGTTGCCATGCAGCAGGCCCAACTGGCTGAGAAGAAGATGCAGGTTGATGCTTCGGCCCGAGCCGACGAGATCGAGATCAAGAAGATGCAAGCCGAGGGGACCATTCAGCTTGGCGCTATGCAGGCTCAGATGAAGAGCAGCCAAGATCAGGCACGGATGGCCGCAGACCAAGAGCGTGATGGCACACGCATGGGTATCGACATCGCCAAGAGCAAAGCTCAAGCCGCTGCACAGGCTCGCTCACAGCAAAACAAACCACAAGGTAAATCATGATCCACGACTTCGCACGTGTATTGCGCGACCAAATACGCACGGACATGAACAACTACACGGATGACATTGCAACAGGTGCTTGCAAGTCGTTCGAGGAGTACCAAAAACTCTGCGGGGTGATTCAAGGGCTGGCCCTTGCAGAGTCTTACCTAATAGCCCTTGCTAAGAAAGTTGAACAATCCGATGAGTGATCTCATTCTGCCTCCCGGCCTCGTCTTGCCGCCCCAAATCAGACCGCTTGAAACTCCAGAAGAGCACATTCCTATTGAAGAGAGGGCTAAGTCGCTCCCAGAACCTACTGGTTGGCGCATCCTGTGCATGGTCCCCGATGTCTCTGACAAACTTGAGGGCACTGACCTCGACCTGATTAAGGCTACCGCTTCGCTGCGGCAAGAGGAACACGCCACCACAGTACTGTTTGTCGTGAAGATGGGCCCACAAGCCTATCAAGACCAAGACAAGTTCGGTGAGACGCCTTGGTGTAAACAAGGTGACTTCGTACTTGTTCGCGCCTACTCAGGTACGCGATTCAAGGTTTACGGCAAGGAGTTCCGCATGATCAATGACGATCAGGTGGAAGGTATCGTGGAAGACCCCCGTGGCATTAGCCGCGCTTAAGGAGTAAGCATGGAGCCATACAAGTTTCCTGATGAGCAGGACGACAACACCGAAGTTGTAATCAACAGCGACTCGTCAGAGGTAGAAATTGAGATCGTTGACGACACGCCTGAACAAGACCGTGGCCGCAAGCCCCTTGATCGGGAGGTCGAAGATCCTACGGATGAAGAGATTGAAAACTACTCTGATAAGGTCAAGAGCCGTATCAAGGAGTTGACCCACGCACGCCACGATGAACGACGCGCCAAAGAGTCCGTTCAGCGTGAGCGGCAAGAGCTTGAGAAACTTGCACAACATCTCATCGATGAGAACAAGAACCTCAAACGCTATGTGAACGACGGCACGCAGCATTACGTCTCGACACTTAAGTCGGCGGCAGAATCTGAGTTGGCGATGGCCCGTAAACAGTACAAGGAAGCCCAAGAGGCTTTCGATACTGACGCCATCATTGCCGCCCAAGAAGCACTTACTGATGCAAAGTGGAAACTGGAAGAAGCAAAGAGATTTAATCCAGCCGCTTTACAAGTAGACGAAACTGGGGTACAACCTCGTCAGTCTGTATCCCAAGAGACTCAACCAGACCAAAAGACTCAGCGCTGGCTGCAAAAAAACCAGTGGTTTGGAAGTCCGGGATACGAGGAACTCACCAGCTTCTCACTAGGGCTGCATCAAAAACTAGTGAATACGGGCGTGGACCCAACCAGTGACGAGTATTTCAGCAAGATTGATACGAGGTTGCACTCGACATTCCCTGAAGTGTTCGGCAAGGCCAAGTCATCCAAGCCATCATCGGTAGTCGCATCTGCAACACGTTCGTCGGGTCCAAGGAAAGTGTCTCTTACTACGACGCAGCTTGCGTTGGCAAAGAAATACGGTCTGACCCCTCAACAGTACGCTATCGAAGTCGCAAAATTGGAGAATCAAAATGGCTGAAACCCGCACCCCCCGTGAACTTGAGACCCGCGAAAAACAAACGCGCTACGTATACAAGCCTTCGAGCACTTTGCCCGATCCAACTCCAGAGCCCGGATGGGCCTTCCGTTGGATTGCAACGCATATTCTCGGTCAGTCAGACCCAACCAATGTCTCACGCAAACGGCGTGACGGCTGGGAACCAGTCAGGTCGGAAGATCATCCTGAGTTGATGCTCTCTCCCACTGCGTCTGGTAATGTTGAGATCGGTGGCCTGATGCTGTGCAAGATGCCCGAGGCAAAACTTGCCGCTATGTCTGAGTATTACGACAATGTCAGTAAGCAACAGTCAGAGTCGGTAGACAACAATTTCCTTCGTCAAAATGATCCCCGTATGCCGCTGTTTGCGGAACGCAAGTCAGCAGTGACTCGCGGTGCGGGGTTTGGTTCAGGCACTAAATAAAGGAGTCTTAAATGGCTTATCCAACGCTTTCTGGCCCTTACGGGCTACTTCCACAGAATTTGATCGGAGGTCAGGTCTTCGCGGGTTCCACCCGTATGATTCCTATCGCCTCTGGTTACAACGTCTCTTTGTATTTTGGCGACCCAGTCAAGTTCACTACCACTGGTACGCTGATTACGTCTGGTCTGGTGTATAACTCGGCTGCGGCTGAAACGGGCGGTACGCTCGGTATCTTCCTCGGTTGCGAGTACACCCCCGGCAGCACTGCTACCGTCATTGGCTCTGGCCCGCTGTATGGCAAGAACCGCTATCAGTCGTGGGCGGCTTCGACGATTGCTAACGATGCTGTTGCGTATGTCTGCGACGACTACGACACGATCTTCAAGGCTTCTGTTGGTGCTAACCCCGGTGCTGCTTCTGCTGTCCTGACGCTGAACGCTTACGCGAACCCGCTGATGGTCGGTACGAACTTCACCTCAATCTCTACCGCGCTGCAAAACACGGGCGTGCAGAGCAATCTGTCGGGTAACTCGAACGTGGTTGTGGTTTCTGGCGCTTCTAGTGCCCGTGTCACGACGACTACGCCATACCGTTGCGTTGGTCTGGTTCCAGATACCGTGGTTGCACTCAGTGCTACCGCTACTACGGCTACCAGCACAGCAATGACCTTGGCTTCGGCTAACGCGCTGATTCTTCCGGGCATGATCGTTACGGGTTCGGGCATTCCAGCCAACGCCTATGTTACGGCAGTGTCGGGTACGTCGGTTACGTTGTCTGCGGCTGCTACCTCGTCGCTGACTAACGCTACCTTCAACTTTACGGGATACCCAGAAGTTCTGCTCAAGTGGAACTTTGGTTATCATGCGTATCAAGTTGCTGTCGCAATTTAAGGAGTAATATACTATGGCAATTTCTCGTGCCCAACTGCTAAAAGAACTCCTTCCGGGTTTGAACGCCCTGTTTGGTCTTGAGTACGCTCGCTACGGCGAAGAGCATAAAGAACTGTATACGACTGAAAAGTCTGAGCGTTCTTTTGAAGAAGAAACCAAGCTGTCTGGTTTCTCGGCTGCTCCAGTCAAGAACGAAGGCCAAGCCATTGCGTATGACAACGCGCAGGAAGCTTTCACCGCTCGCTACAACCACGAGACCATCGCTCTGGGCTTCTCCATCACGGAAGAAGCTGTGGAAGATAACCTGTATGACAGCCTCTCGGCTCGTTATACCAAGGCTCTTGCTCGCGCTATGGCCTACACCAAGCAAGTCAAGGCTGCTGCTGTTCTGAACAACGGCTTCAGTAACGGCTTTATCGGCGGTGACGGTCAGGCTCTGTTTAGTACTGCTCACCCTCTGGTGTCCGGTTCTACCAACAGCAATCGTCCTTCGACCAACGCTGATCTGAACGAGACTTCTTTGGAAGCCGCCGTTATTCAGATCGCTGCTTGGACCGACGAGCGTGGTCTGCTGATTGCTGCCAAGCCACGCAAGCTGATCATTCCTCCTGCTCTGATGTTCGTTGCTACCCGTCTGTTGGAAACCAGCCTCCGTGTTGGCACTACCGACAACGATGTGAACGCCATCAAGAACAACGGTTCGATCCCAGAAGGCTACGCTGTCAATCACTTCTTGACCGATACGAACGCTTGGTTCCTGACGACGGACGTTCCTAACGGCCTGAAGCACTTCGAGCGTTCGCCACTGGCTAACTCGATGGACGGTGACTTTGATACGGGCAACGTTCGTTACAAGGCCCGCGAGCGTTACTCGTTCGGCTGGTCAGATCCGTTGGGTATGTTCGGTTCGCCCGGATCGAACTGATAGTTAGATAGAGTTGGGAGTTCCCGGCTGGGGGGTAGGTCACAAGCCTACCCCTTTTCTTTTTTGTTTGGGTGTGGTACAACCCTAATACCAAGACTACTTGGCTTGTTGACTGACTTGGCAGACTCCCCTCAAGACAGCAAGCCCTAACTGAGGATACATCATGGGATTCGCAACTCACCTTGGCCCTTGGCT